AAAAACTAAAACTAAATCTAATATAGTTGTAATTCCCGACCCACAAGGACATAAATTAACAGAAAAGAATCGCAAAGCACTAACCCGCATTGCCACATATTCACAAGCTTCCCAGAATCAATCACAAGAATCACCAATTATACCAGAAAATAAAAACAACAATGAATTGGTAAAAGTTTATTCAGGAAAAGATAAAAATCAAGCAAAATGGAATGCCATTAAAGACTTCAGAAATAAACCAACATACTTAAATACAAATTCATATAAACAAAATAACAAGTCTAAAAAATACGATATTTGGTATGAATCAGATTTAGACGATCCTTTTAATTTGAAATCTCACCCATATTCCGAAAACTTTTTGGAAATAAAGTTAAAATCAAAATTAAATAATATGAATATTACAACGCTCCGATCCTACCTGACATCCCAAGGACTTTCAGACGAAGGCGATAAATCTGAACTTAAAGAACGACTCTTTCATCATATGATGAATAAAGATGTTTATGGTCGTAATCACAAGACACCACCTCCTATAAATGAAATGGATTTATATACAGAAGGTGGAACTATAGACAATACAAAAAATACGAATAAGAAAAAATATTCGCGTAAAAATATTAAAAATTTAAGTTATAAATCATAGAATAGATTCATTAATAAGAAATTCAAATTAAAAATATTATAATTAACCAATGTACAGAAATAGAAATTTTACAAGAGAAGCCTTATGTCCTACTAATGATGAATCTTGTCAAGATGTTAAATGTAAATGGGTTTGTAATCAACATGCCGATTGTGAAATGAATTCAAAACCTGTATGTGAAGTACCTAAATGCCGTGTTATATGTAATCCACCAGAACAACCTATATGTACTGTCAAAACCTCAGCCCCTGTATGTAAAACGGTTTGTAATAAAATTGACGGCTGTTATAATTGTACTAATGTATGTCAACCACTAAATACATGGCTTGATTGTGTTAAACAAAAACCTGTATGTCAAGTAAAATGTGATCCACCAAATTGTAAAAAGGAATATGAATTACCTAAAAAAGGATGTAAACCACCAACTTGTAAACTTGTATGTCCACCAAGTGAAGATGGTTCATATAGTTATACTACTGCAAATCTTTAATTATTTATAAGTAACACATATGAAAAATACAAAGAATGATATAACAACAAATCCAACACCAATATGAAACAATCTATCATCTACCCAAAATATTTCTTTCAAAATATAAAATAATTCCATTAAAGTATCCCACCATTCTTTCTTATTTAACTTATCATATCTCTTAAAATCTAATAAATCAATTATGATTTTATGCCAAGTTAATACAAACTCATCTATTAATTCTCGCACAGAAACATCCAAAAATGGATCCTTTTTCAAATTTTCTTCAATATAATCTTCTGGTAATTCAGTTTCTTCAAATTCTTTTTCCCGTTCTATTTTTTTTGCAACTTTCTCTATTCTTAATTTTTGATCCTCTCTGAATGTACTTAAATGTTTGTTCATTACCATTGTAATTCACATAGAAAAAAATTTCAAATAAAACTAACTTATATATTACAAATACCTATATATTACAAATACCTTTTATAGCTACTTCCGCATCCTGTGTTGGTAAAACTCCACTAACACCTATTGCACCAACGCAAGTATCATCTATAAATATAGGCTCACCACCTCCTAATAAATTATAACCAGCTGTCAATAAAGCACTAAATTCATCATTTACTGCATTTTCTAAATCTAAAGTTGGTTTTCTAAATGATGCTGCCGTTTTTGCTTTATTTTTTGCTAATCCTGCTGATGCTGGAAAAGCCCCATCAATTCTTTTGAAACATAATGGTACACCAGCTGAATCAACTATACAAATAGATACTTTCCAATTATTATTTATCGCTATTTTTTCAGCATCTTTCAAAATCTTATTTGCAGTTTCACTATCCAAAAATGGAATTTTTTTTGATTCCATAATCTCATTATACTCATTTATTATCCTATTTGCCAAAAACATTGTATTTTGTACACATTTCACATTTGAAATTCCTTGTCCACATCCATATATATTTGACCAAGCTTTAGGTTTTTTATTTTCAGAACTAAATAGTTTTTTATTATTTTTACTTTTTAATGGTTTATTCCCAATTATATCACTTATTTTTATACCAGCATTCTCAATCGATTTACTTAAATAATTTCCATTAATTCCCGTAAACACATTTGTATTTACTATATTTTCAGAACTTGAATCTAATATCATATTCTTATAATCATCTGAAGCATTTGCTTCATTTGTTGCTATAAATGGCGATCCAATATATGCAAAATCTGCACCCATTGTTATCGCCGCCGCCACACTTCTACCGCTTGATATAGCTCCTGATAATGCTAATGGCCCATCAAACCATTCTCTTATTTCTTGTATTAGAGCAAATGGTGATAATGAACCAGCATGTCCTCCAGCACCAGCAGCTACTGCTATTAAACCGTCTGCACCCTTTTCATAAGCCTTCTTTGCATGCGTATTGTTAGTTACATCATGTAGTACAATTCCTCCATATGAATGAACTGCGTCATTAATTTCTTCATTCGCACCAAGACTTGTTATTACTATCGGTACCTCGTGCCTTATAATTGTATCCATATCTTGCATTAGCCTATCATTTGACTTATGTACTATTTGATTTACAGCATATAAAGGACAACAATTATTGTAATGTTGCTCATTTCTTTCTAATCTTTTCTTAATATCAATTAACCAATTATCAAGAATTGACTCTCTTTTTTCATTTCGAGCATTTAAAGCTGGAAAACTACCAATTATGCCAGATTTACATTGATTCACTACAAGATCTGGTGTAGATACTATGAACATCGGAGCCGCAATAATTGGCGCTCTTGTATGTTTTAACATTAATGTTTTACTTGTAATCATAATGCGTTTTTAATAGTTTTTATTTATACTATTTGCTTTATGAGCTATAATATATCAAATATATCAAATATATCAAATATAGAATTTATTAAAGCTAAAATCTTTAAAGATTTATATGAAATTGACTTCAAAGCTTTGTATGTTTTCATTTTTATTATCAGTTTTGATAAACTTTTAATTTTTTTAGATCAATCATGAACGCCTAACTAACATAGTATTTTCAAGTTCTTTTCTTAAACAAGTTATTTGTAATTCAATTACAACTGAATCATCATTCTCAAAATCAACTATTGTTCCATCTGGCTTTTTTATATCAAATGTTAATCTTGATAACTCTATTCGAGGTGAAAATATTTTTGTCATATGACTCTCTTGTCCAGTTTGAACAATAGATTCAAAATTTTCATTATATACGAAATGTGCATAATTTCCCACAATTATTGGATTTGTTAAATGACCAAAAGAATTATTCATTATATCATTTGTACCAATTATGTTTGATCCTAATTCATTTACTGTTAAAAGAAGATACGGAACTGATATATTTGTATAAGGTATTATTATTTTTTTTATAGTTATTGAATGTACATCTGAAAAACTCCTATAAACTGTATTTGGTTGATCCAATGAAGATAAATTTACTGAAGATTGACCCAAACTAAATTGAAAAGGATTATTTTTTGACCAAATATCCTTATTTCTATCTTTTGAATCTATAAGAACATGATGCGTTTTGTAATTTACAATTGGAATTATTTCTTCTAAATCCCTTTTTGGTATACTATTTTTTAAATCTACTTTTTTTGCTAAATTTTCATTCTCATTTTCATTTTCTTCATTATCTAAATTCCTAAAACACTTTATTCTCTCTATTTTTTCTATTACTGGATAAACTTTTGAATGTATTATCTTCACCTTTTCAACACTTAATTCTCCATTGTTTATCTGATATATTGGATCATTTGCAAACTTTTGTATTATTTTAGTCAAATCTGTATAATTTAACCATGGAAATTCATCTCCATATTTTTTAAACAAAATTTGAGCACATAAATCCAAATTTGACATTATATAACAAAAGTATTATATCTTATATAGAAAAAACAACGTAATTTTACAAAAAAAAATGATTAAACTTTTTAAGTATAAAGAGAAATAAAGTATATAAAGACTACTGAATAACCACAAATTTTCAATATGACATCTTATTTAACTACCAATTTAAATATTTCAACCCTTGTTTACATGCTCGAAACAAATATTCGAATTGATCCGGATAAGTTAGAAGATATTTTCTCTAATATTCAACCAATTGATTATAATAATCCTATTGAAGGTATTATTAGAATTTCTGTTAGAGGACAATCAAAAGGGTTATGTAAAAAACAAGTATTTCGTCGCTCTTATCAGCAATCTTCTCAAGTTAAAAATTTTAGAAATCAAGTCAGTTTCTATGTTAGGATTATTGACCGTTTATTAACTGATATGTATTATGTTCCATTTGATATGACTACAGGATTCTTTTCAAGTGAAGTTTATTCTAAATTAGTACCAAATCAAAATATTTATCGTTTTAGAAAAGGACAAACCGCTTTCCAATTTAAAAAAATTATTATTAATTTTGATAAAAATTCTGATGAAAATGTTAAACAAGGTAATACTATTCGCGTCTTTAGTTCTGTTACTAGAAAATCTCAAGAAAATCAATTGAAATATATTGATTATGAATTAACACAAGAAAATGTTGATGATGGTTTTGTAACTTTTGACTTTCCACAAGGATGTTATGCTCACACACTATACGTAGATACAAACATTCAGTTCAAAATTAATATAGATTTTGTTGTTGAAGTAAATATGTTTATGTTTACGTCTGGTAAAATTAAAATTGCTGGATGTACTCGCGAATATCAGATTGATAAGGCCATGAAAGTACTTACACAAGTTATGGAAAACAATCTTAATAAAACTAAAATGAAAGAATTATTTGGCAAAAACACTGATGATTTTGAAATTATTGCCAAAAATCCAGTTATGATTAATAGCGATTTCGCAAGTAATTATGAAATCAAACGCTATGAACTTGATGTATTAATTAGAGAAAAATACAAAATTATGTCATCTTTCGAACCATGTACTCATCCGGCTGTTATTATTAAATATTATCATAATTCATCTTATGAAAATGGTAATGGAGTTTGTAAATGTATGGAACATTTTGGCACTAAACATCGCTGTAATGGAAGAGGTAATGGCCATGGTAAAGGAGGATGTAAAACAGTTACTATTTTAGTATTTCAAAGTGGTAAAGTTATTTTAACAGGAGGACGCCATTTGAGTCAAGTCACTTCTGGATACAAATTTATACAAGAAGTTTTAGAAAATAACAATAAAGAACTAAACCGTGTTTTATAATATGATTGAAACCATTGCATTTCACGGCTCTGGTGGACTATTATGGTATTATATGGGAATTGCAGAATATATACAAAAAAATTATATTATTGATTCTATAAAATTTTGCTCTGTTTCTGGTGGATGTTTACCCGGTGTTTTTTTATCCAGCGGTTTAGATATTCAACAAATATGGAAAGATTGCTTTTTACCTTGGATGAAACAAACCGATTCTATATCTTGTGAAAACACTATTTTACCCACTTTTACTCAAGATTCAACATCTATTTTTTTAGAATACTTAAACACATCAATTATAGATAAAGATTCTGTTTTACAAAATATTAATAACAAGTTATCTATTAGATTGACTAAAATTAGTTTTTTTAATGCTCAACCAATATATATTGATAAATGGGATTCTATTGAAGATGTGCTTGATTGTATATCTGCTTCTTGTTGGATTCCAGGTATATTTGGTAAACTTACTAAAACTTATAAAGGATCTGAATATATGGATGGCGGATTTCCAAATTCTATTCAAGAAAACAATCCAAATTGGTTACATATTAAAATCAGTAGTTTTCAAAATATATCAAAAGATATGAAAAATTTTTTATATTTATCATCTCTTTCTCAAATCAATAATCATAAAGTTGCTCAAGAATTATATGATTTAGGATACAAAGATTCTTCTCAAAATCCGCATTTTTTTGATTTTCTCATAAAAAAATGAATCTGTTTTCTTATTTTTCAGTATAATCGTAATTAAATGCCTAAAATTCATTATAAAAAACTATTACCAAAACTTGGATTATGTGACCTTAAAAAGGAACAAAAGAAAATTATTACATCAGTATTAAATGGTAAAGATACTTTATGTATTCTTCCTACCGGATTTGGTAAAAGTTTGTGCTATGTTTTACCTCATATGATAACAAACCGTAACGTTATTATTGTTTCACCGCTTGTTTCTCTAATTAGAGACCAAGAACAAAAGTATAAATCAGTTTGTAATACCTTCGTTATGCATGGTTCCAGAGTAGCCTTTAACGGTAATGAAGATGTATCCGAAGATATTTATCAAGACATCAAAAATGGTAAAAAAACAGCTTTAATATTTATTACACCCGAAAAACTATTGTTTAGAAAAAATTGGATTACATCAATTGATATTTTAGCAATTGCTATAGACGAATGTCATTGTATTACAGAATGGGCTAATTTTAGACAAGGTTATCAAGAATTATCATCCATTGTAACATGGTTTATTGATAGACCACCTCTTATTTCACTAACAGCGACTGCCACTAAAAGCACAATTAACACAATTTCAGATTTCTTTAAACTTAATGACCCATTGCTAATTAGAGTTTCCGCAATCAGAAATGACTTAAGTCTATTTGTACAAAAAAAAGATGGCATTGCTAAAGATTTAAAGTATATGGCATCTATTTCTATGGGTAAAACGATTATTTATTGTAAAACTCGCAAAGATACTGAAAAAGTAGCACATAGACTTAGAGTTAATGGAGGTGTCGCATATTATCACGCTGGAATGAATTTATCTGAAAGAACAGAAGTTCAAGACGGTTTCTCAAAAGGAAAATATCGTATTATAGTTGCAACAATCGCATTCGGTATGGGCATTGATATATCAGATATTACTACTATTATTCATTATGGAATGCCAAAAGACATAGAATCATATTGTCAAGAAATTGGAAGAGCCGCCAGAGCACCAGATTTATGTGCTAATTGCTACGTTTTATGGGGAAAATGCGATTTTATAGTTAATAGAACATTTATTGACAGAATTTTTGATTTACAAGAAAAAGCTTATCAACAAAAAAAATCCTATGCAATGAATAAATACATTAATAATACCTCTAAATGTAGAATGAACATGATTGCTAACTATTTTGACCCCGAATCTAAAAATGATAATTGTATGAAATGTGATATTTGTACAGGAAAAGAACGTATTTCAAGTCCTATTCCTGGCACAATTAGAATCAATCTTTAGAAAAATTTCTCTATGTAATTTTTGTTTTATATTTTATAACTTTTTTTGGAATTATAACTCCCATTTCTTATTATTTTATAATTATTAGAGAGTAATGGCGCGATTGATTATACATAATTTCTTATAAAAATGAAATTAATATTTTAAATATAAATAGATCAGTCAGATATATGAGAATATTTCAATATAGTAATGAATAATTCAATATACAATATATGGAAAAATTATGGTAAAAATGTTTGGTTTAAATCTAGTAAACAAAATGACGAAAAAATAAAGAAAGACTTGAATAAGTTTTTGCCAAATTTAGATAATTTAGAAATATCTTTTGATAGAATAAGCTTAATTGAAGGTATAATTTTAACAGATCAAGTGGCAAGACATATTCATAGAAATGATGAGAATTTAATAAAACAATATGGAAATCATGCAATATTTTATGCACAAGAATTCTTAAAATATTATGTTCCAGAAAATAATTTTGAATTATTGTTCGTTTGTTTGCCTTTACGTCACTATCCAAATGAAAATAGAATCAACATCGTTTTTGATGTATATAATTCATATTTGAATCAATATCCTCAAGAAATATGTTATGTTTCAAATTTAAAGAAAACAACAGAAAAAAGATATAAATTATTTCTAAGAAATAATAAACAATTCATTACTGATGTAAAAGGTAATATTTCTGATAAATATATATTAGACAAAAACAGTACTAATAACATGATTTTTGATTTGAATAAATTAATAAATTCATGCGAATATAAATATTTCTCTTCAAAATTAGTAAATGAAAAATTTCTATTAAGTCTAAGTGGAGGAATCGACAGTATTGTATTATTGTTATTGTTATTAGGAATTAGAAAAGAAAAGAATATTGATTTTGAAGCATTTCACTTAAATTATCATAAAAGAAATGAATCAAATGCAGAAGAACAATATTTGAAAAGATTATGTATTACTAATAATATTCCATTTCATATAAGACAAATAAGTAATAGTGATAAGAATCTAAATTTAAATTGGGAAAATGCAACACGAATACAAAGATTTGAACATTACAAGCAAATATTAGAACAAAGAGATTTAAGCATGGTTGTTTTGGGTCATCATATTGACGATATAGATGAAAATATTTTGATGAATTTATTTTCAACCGGATCGTCTAATAATACATTTATTTGGTCAGATTTATCTGGTATGAAATGTAAACAATTAATAAACAAGGTGAATATTTATAGACCGTTTATTGATTTAAATATTAGGAAAAAATGGATATCAAATTTAGCAAATACTTATAAAGTTCCTTATTTCAACGATTCATCATTTGATTTAGCAACGCGAATAAGAATAAGAAGAGAACTCATTCCATTGATGAAACAAATATTTAGTGATAATATTTATTTTAAATTGAATATCATTTCTAGTCAAAGTAAACAATTAGAATCATTGATTCAAAACAAAGTTAATTGTTATATGAAAAATGAAAATATTATTGTTGAATTGAGAAGTATATTAGAAGCAAAAATACCTATATCAATTAGTGTGTTTGCTTTTATAGATTCACTAAAAAATCATATTTATAAATTAAATCACAATTTACCATCACACAAAAGTGTGTACAACATGTTAAATATTATTATTAACAAACATAACAAAAATGTTAAACAGCAGATTAAGAAAATAAAAATTATTTTGAGTACTAATTGTTATGGTTATTATGATTTAGAAAATATGAAATTAGTATTGTACTTTTCTAAATAAAATATTTTAATTAATATTTTATTCATATTTATTCATATATTTCTGTAACTCTATTGAAGTAACAATTCTGTATGAAGTAATAAATTTCCTTTCTTTTAATTTATCAAAATATTCCTTAATTTTTTCTTTCATTTCC